TCTGCAACTTGCCGGCGAACGTGTCCGCCTTGGCCGCCGCCGCACCGCCGAACGTGGCCGCCAGATCCTCTGAAAAATCGCCCGCTAGTTTGCTCGCCTCCGCCAATTCAAATTCCGCGTCCGCCAATTTGCGTTTCGCCTCCTCCATTTTGGCAACGTCCGATTTGGACAATTCCAATTTGGCGGCGTGTTGCCCCTCCAAGTCAATGACTTTTTCCAACGCTTTTTCGCGGGCTTTTTCGGCCTCTGCCAACGCTTGCAACGATTTGGTGTTGTCGCCCAACGGGATACCCAAACGTTGCAACGCCGTGTATTGGCCTTGTTCGGCCTTGGACAACGCAATGGTGACGCTTTCCAGATCCTTGCCGGTGGCCGCCGATATGTCGAGCGCAACGGACATGAGTTTTTGCGAACGTTCCAAATCGCCCGTGCCTCGCGCAAGGTTCGCAAACGCCGGGCGTAGTTGATCGTCCGCCACGCCGGTGGCCAACGACATGGCCGTGATTGCGTCCTCTGTGGCGTTTATCTCCTCCTCCGTCGCCCCGGTGGTGTTCACCAACGCCTGTGCCAACAATTGTTGCGCCTGTGCGTCCTCCATGGCCGATTTGGTCGCGGACACCAACGCGGCCCCGACACCGGCCACGGCGATACCGGCGGGAATGGCCGCCTTTTTCAACGCAAATTGCGCCTTGGCCCCCACGCCCTCCAATTGCTTGAATTCTTCAATGGCGGCCTTTACGCCCTTGCTATCGAATTCGGAAACTATCGGTAGGGAAACGGCCATGGTTACAACGCTAGACGATTAGCGGCCCGGTGTTTTCAATTCGTTCTGCACCTCGCGCATTACGCGCTCGACAAGTTTTTGCATTTCCACGTCCAATTCGTTTTTGTTGCGTTCGTAACTAGGCCAGACGGTGCGGGACGCGGTGCCGTACCGGGATTGCAACATGGCCAACAATTGCGGGCCGCCCACGGTGCCAACCATGCGCCCGTGCGATCCCATGCGCGACGGGTTGCCCACGGTGCCGGCGGACTTGCGGCCCGCCATGTCGAACACCGTGTTGGCGAACCCGCGCCACACCATGCGGAACGTGCCCACGTTTTCCATGGTGCCCCGGAATTCTTTTACGCGGCGGGTGGATATTTTGGCCTGCAACGATTTTTGGGCCTTGATCCCGTTCCACCCTGAACGCGGCAACACCTCAGTGCCGGACGCGTAACGCCACCCGCTACGTTCCATGCCCGACACCGGCGCAATCGTGGGGATTATCTTTTGCGCGTGATCAATGAGTGGTTGCACGATTTGTTTGTATTCTTTGGTGATTTCGCGGCGCAACGCGGGCGCGGTTTTGTTGAGCGTTTTCAACGCGTCTTTCAGGCCGACAACGCCCACGTCCAGATCAACGGGCACGGGTGGCGCGTTCCATGTCGCGGTTCTGTTTGTGTATCACGTCCACCACGGTAGCCATGTCGTATTCGTCAAATTCGACGTTGGGCGGCCACCACCCGGTTGCCACCAATATTTCGGCTAGACGGCGGCGGTAGCCGCCTCCGTAGGGTTTGCCGGCCCCGTGTCCACGGGTGTGGGCGGCCCGTCCAATTTCAATTCGTAGTCCGCCAACGACAAATTGGCGTGCGGCCCCTTGCCGCGTTGTATCGCGTACCACGTAAGGATTACCATGTCGGTGGCGCGTAAATCCGTGGATAGTTGTTGCATGGAACGTTTGGTGTGGCGTTCCCAATTCAACACGTCAATAAAACGCGTCTCCACCTCAAACATATTGCCGTCGAGCGTGACGGCCCATTTTATGATCACGCCGCTAGCCGTCCGTTACCGGGCTATGACGTTGCGGCGGCGTACGTGCCGCCGGTAAACGTTAGTTGCACCTCGCCCAATTCACCCAAATTGGCGGCCAACACGTCCATGGCCTCCAAATACGTGTTCGTCAAACTGAATTTGGGGTTGGTTGCGGAAACGCCTGTCCCGTCCACCGGGGTGCACTCTACGTAGCACTGTGTCCCGACAAGTGGCGCAAGCGTGGCGTACACCTCGCTTGCCTCGTACGATTGGTTGAACGTGACGACGAACGTGTTGGAATTCATGCCGGCCTGAAAAAACCTGTCGCGGCTAGCCATGCTCGAACTTTCCAATGCATCCGCTTGGCGCGTCAGTACGGCACTTTTTGCAAATTCCGTGAGATCAACCTTGGAACCGGACGCGGCCCCGATCTGCACCTCTGGCGCACTGTAATACACGGTCTGTGGCATTGCCATGAGTTATTCCTCGCTTTCGCTAGATACTTTTCTACCACGCTTGGGTGGCGGCGTTGGGGATTGTTCGGCCTGTATTGCGCCTATCTGCAACAAGTAGGCCGCGTCCACCTCCGACAGTTCGCCGGCCTCGATCGTGTCGCCCGGTTCGCGTCCGGCGCATTTACGCAAAACGGTGTACGTCATGGCCCTATCTTAGCCCCAATCGTTAGTTCGTAACTTGCAAATTCTTGGGTGCCAATTGTTGTAACCATTGGGCGCACGTCAGTTAGCCCGATTTGGGCGCGGCGCACCAGATCCGCCAATTCCAACAATTTGGACAACGTTTGGTAATCACCCGGCCCGATACCGATGATTTTTACCGTGAACGTCATATCAAACACAAGGTTGCTATTCATGCGGATCGTAGGCGCGTCCACCAACGCGCACGGCGGGTTGAGATTGCGCGGATCGTCAAACACGCGCAACCCCGTAATTGTCTGCAATTCGTCCACCACGTTGTCGTAACCCAATTTGAACGCGTTTACTGTGGCCGCCATTACGCAACCGCCGGCCTGTTCACCCCTAACAACCGCATGATTTGGCCCATTGAACCGCCGGTGGGTGTGCCGGTTGCCAACGGGTCGAACGACGCGTATTGGTCTATTGAGCCGCGTTCACGGTACAACGCCCCGGCAAACATGATTACGCCCAATAGAACGTCCTGAGACGGCACCACGGACAAAGAACTATCGAAATAGCCCGCCTCCGCGCGTTTGCGGTACGCGTATTGGTTTGCGGCGGCAACCGCTATCACCAACAAATCGTTGTCGCTTGACGGCACCGTGGTGGTGAACCCTAACCAATCCTCCACGTCCGCCTTGGTGGCCCACGTGCACGTCAATGTGTAGGTGATCGTGCCGGCGGCGGCGGTGCGCTCAATATCGGCGGCGGTGAGTGCAAACAACACTTGGTTAGGCAACAACACGGTGGTGTCGAACACCAGATCCCCGGCGGTGTTGACCCCGGTGAACAAATATTGCGGGCAGTCCACCGCCACGTACGTGCCGTTGAACCCGGCTAAGCCGCTAATCGTGAACGATTGCCCGGTGACGATTTCGTTGGCGGTGAGCGTCTGCACAACGCCGTAGTTGTCGGCTATCTGTTTGCTAACGATTGTGTAGGTGGCCATAGGCCAACCCCCGTTTCGTTAGGCAATAGCAATGGATTGGATCATGGTCGCGTCGGTGACGAACGTTGCGAAATACCCGTAGTAGGTGAAATTGCGGCCCAACAATTCGGGATCCTCAACCGTCATAATGCCGCGCACGTTTTCGTAGCATTCGAACCCGGCGGCGCGCACCACCAACAACGTGTTGGCGGCGAAATTGTTGTCCACGACCAATTCGAGGCCCATTACGTTGGTGCCGAGGTACGACAATTGCGATGACGCGCCGAGCGCGTTCACGCCCAACAATGACGGGCTATTGGCGTAGCCAAACACCGGCCGGCTGTCCGCGTCCAATTGGCGGCCAATTTTTTCCCACACGTCCGGGCTAGCGAAAATGTGTGTGGGCGTGAAATTGGTGTCCTCTTGGATTTCGCGTGCCGCGTCGTACAACGCGGTGACCAACGACGCGGGGTTTGTTTGGTTGACCGTCCACGTTGAACCGCTAGCGGTTGCGCCGGCTACCAACGCGTCGGCGGCTATGTCGTCCGTTTTGATCAGGTATTGGCCGGACAAGTCGCGCAAGATGTTTTCGAGCGCGGACGGATCCGAAAAATCAAGATCCTGTTGCGAAATGAAAACGCCGCCGGCGACGGTTGACCTTGTGACGGAATTCGACGCAATCGTCATTTTTTGCGACGAAACGGCCGCGCCCTCGGTTTGTGCGGCGGCCGTAGTGTGTTGCGTGATCGTCGGACGAATAAACGATTTGCCGTTGCCGTTTGGCATGGCGCGGGTGCCAATTGCCGAAACAACCGGGCGGACGAAATTCAAATCCTCGAACACCGGCCCCAACACGGGTGTTGGCAATAGGCCGGGTGTGTCGGTGGTGAGATCTTGCGCCAACGCCGCTTGGATTGCCGTACGCGATTTTGCGACGTTCTGTTTGTAGGCAGCGTTCACTTGTCGCCACGCCTCGCCGCCAATGTGCATTGCGGCCATGTATTCGCCCGGTGTCGGCATGGGGAATTCCCGATCCTGTTTCACGGCCCACACGGGTGCGGACGGTGCGGCGGCGGGCACCTCGACGGCTGCCGGCACGGTTTCCACTTTTGCGTTCGGTATTTCGCTCATGGTGTTTTCCTTTTCCTTTGCCGCCGCTACTTGTGTAACCCTTGCTTGGGGGAACGCCCCCAACGGAACTAACGATAGTTCAACCCAACGTGCGGACGCAACAACCAACACGCCATTTTCGTCTAGTTCGGCCTCAACGGGTTCCGCGCCCACGCTCACCGCGTCCACTACGCCGTCCTTGGCAAGTTCCAACGCGTCGTTGCCGGCGGC